GCAAAAGGCATCTGCTGTCAGACGAAAAAGAGCTGCAAGTAATACAGGTCCTAAACCAACTAACGTTGCTACGTTTGCAAAAAGAAAAAAGATGAGCATGGGAGGTTTAATATGAGAAAAAAATCAAACCCAATAGCAAGAAATAAAAAGAACTACAGACCTACAAAGTCTGGAGCAGGCATGACAAGAGCAGGTGTCGCTGCCTATAGAAGAGCAAACCCTGGAAGTAAACTAAAAACAGCCGTGACAGGAAAAGTGAAGCCTGGATCAAAAGCTGCTAATCGCAGAAAATCATACTGCGCTAGATCACTAGGACAATTAAAAAGGTCATCAGCAAAAACTCGTAACGATCCAAATTCCAGAATCCGTCAGGCTAGACGGAGATGGAAATGCTAAGAGAAAAACTACTAGAAGCACTTAAAAAAAGATACGAAGGACAAATCGCTGAAGGATTTGCAACTGTAAATATTTATCTTCAAAACCCAGTTGGAATAGGTGAACACCCACAACACTTGGATGAAATAGATAAATTATTACAAAAGATCGTAGACGCAGAAGAAAAACTTTCATTAATCAACAAAGCAGAATGGAGTAACTAATGCAAGATCTAGAACTAATAACTAAAATACAAAGACAACTAAAACAACTTTATCAGAACATTGGTGACTCAATGATCAGTGGTGGGGTTGACAATATGGAAAAATATAAATATATGCTAGGACAGGCACACGCCTACGAGTATATTTCTCAGGAAATCTCTAACCTGCTAAACAAGAAGGAGCAAAAAAATGAGCAAGGAACAGTTATTGACCTCAACGAACGAGGTCCCAAAGCATAAAAACGCTTTGGAAGAAAAGTATAAAGAACAGAAAGTTGAGTCAGTTCAAGAACCAAAAAGAGTTGATGAAACTAATGTTGGATCAATTAAAGATGAATTACCACAACCATCTGGTTGGAGGCTTTTAGTTTTACCTTTTACACCAAAAGAAAAAACTAAAGGTGGTATTATCATTGCACAAGAATCTTTAGACAAAGCACGAATCGCTACAAATTGTGGTTATGTTGTAAAGATGGGACCAATGGCATATGGAGATAAAGAAAAATTTCCAACTGGCCCTTGGTGCAAACAAGGAGATTGGGTGATCTTTGCAAGATATGCAGGATCACGATTACCAATAGAAGGTGGAGAAGTCCGTCTTCTTAACGACGATGAGGTTTTGGGTACAATTAAAGATCCAGAATCTGTGTTGCATTACATTTAACATAGGAGGAAACTATGCAAGAAGAAGAAAAGAAAATAGAACCTATGGTTGATATAGATACTTCTGGCCCAGGAGCTGATATTGAGTTACCTGAAGAAAAACCAGAAGCAGAAGTAGAAACCAAGGAAGACTCTAGCCCCGCGCCACAAGAATCTGCTGAAGAGAAGGTAGAAGCGAGTGACGAGCAGCAAGAGACTAAACAGGAAGAGAAGCCTGAACAAAAGAAAGAAGAATTAGAAACGTATTCAAAAGACGTTCAAAGAAGAATAGCTAAACTTACGAAGAAATGGAGAGAGGCACAAAGACAAGCTGATGAAGCTTTAAAATTTGCTGAAAACCAAAAACAACAAAAAGAAAAACTTCAAAAGAAATATTCTTCAGTTGAACAAGCTGGTGTAAAAGACAGAGAAGAGAGAATCAAATCTGGCATACAAGCAGCAGCGGCAAAATTAGCAGCAGCAAAAGAAGCAGGAGATCTTGCGGCTGAAGTTGAAGCTAATAAAGAGATTGCTAGACTTGGATATGAAGAAGCAAGACTAAATGAAGCAAAAGCAGCATATGAAGATATGGCTAAAGCTGAACCAAAAGAACAGGAAATACCAAAAGTAGTTCCTCAACAAACAGCTCAACCTGATCCAAAAGCGGAAGCATGGGGAGCTAAAAATAGATGGTTTGGTACAGATACGGCTATGACGTACACTGCATTTGACTTACATAAAAAACTAGTGGATGAAGAAGGTTTTGATCCTCAATCAGATGAATATTATGCGGAAATAGATAAAAGAATAAGACTTGAATTTCCAAATAAATTTGATACAACTGATGATAAGGTTCAAAACAATACGACCAAACCGACACAAATAGTCGCTTCAGCGAAGCGAAGTGTGAACAAATCTGGTCGCAAAACTGTGAGACTCACCCCTTCTCAAGTTGCTATCGCTAAAAAATTAGGAGTGCCATTAGAAGAATATGCGAAACAAATGAAAATCACGAAGGAGGTATAGCATATGGAAAAAGATAAAATAAAAACCCCGCGTGCGAGCCAGTCTAGAGACAAACAAAAAAGACCTACGACTTGGACTCCACCATCATCACTTGATGCACCACCTGCGCCAGACGGTTATAGGCATAGATGGATTAGAACTGAAGTTTTAGGTTTCGACGATACCAAAAACATGTCAGGAAAAATTAGATCTGGATGGGAGTTAGTTAGAGCTGACGAATATCCTGATTATGATTATCCATCTGTAAAAGACGGTAAATACGCAGGAGTCATAGGAGTTGGTGGCCTAGTGTTGGCTAGGATACCGGAAGAGGTTGCAAAAGCTCGAGAAGAGTACTTTAGAAAACAAACTCAAGATCGAGACGACGCGGTAAACAACGATCTCATGAAGGAACAACATTCAAGTATGCCGATCAACGCTGAGAGGCAGACTCGTGTAACTTTTGGTGGTACGAAGAAATAATTTCTTTGTGATATCAAAAACACATTAATGTTAACCGCAAAACTATTATGTAGTTTTGCAAAAGGAGAAAAACTATGGCAAACAAAGACGCTGCTTTCGGATTGAGAGCAATCGGAAAAGTTGGTCAGAATAGAGATAACCAAGGTTTGAGTGAGTACTCAATTGCTGCAAGTTCATCTGCGATCTATCAAAACGATCCAGTGAAAACTTCAGGCGGCTACTTATTAGTAGCAGGTGCTGGCGGTGATTTAAGAGGCGCACTTAACGGTGTTTTCTTTACAGATGCATCAACTTCCAAGCCTACATATGCAAACCATTTGAAGGCTTCTAACACAGCGACTGACATTGTTGGATTCGTAGCAGACGACCCTTACGAAAGGTTCGAAATACAATCAAACAACGCAGGAGCTTCTGCAGTGACTGATGTAGGAAAGACTGCTGATCTAGAATATACAGCTGGATCATCACCTAACTTCATCTCTAAAGTAGAGTTAAACGACTCAACTTTAAACACTACAGCTCAACAACTTAAAATCATGGGAATCAGTAAAGACCCAGACAACAGTGACATAGCTTCGGCTAATGTTAACTTTGTAGTCGTTATTGCTGAACATGAGCTTAAAGTAACAACAGGCACGTAATAGGAGGATAAAATTATGGCAATAAGTAGAGGACAACTAGTTAAAGAACTAGAGCCAGGTTTGAATGCACTATTCGGCTTGGAATACAAAAGATACGAAAATCAGCATGCTGAAATTTTTGACACTGAAAACAGTGACAGAGCTTTTGAAGAAGAAGTGATGTTATCTGGGTTCGCGAACGCAGAAGTTAAACCAGAAGGTTCTGGTGTAGTGTTCGACAACGCTCAAGAAACTTTCACAGCTAGATATTCGCACGAAACAATTGCTTTAGCATTTGCAATCACAGAAGAAGCTATCGAAGACAATCTTTACGATAGACTAGCTTCTAGATACACAAAAGCTTTAGCAAGATCGATGGCAAACACTAAGCAAGTAAAAGCTGCGAATGTATTAAACAATGCATTCAACAGTTCATTTGCTGGTGGTGATGGTAAGGAGCTTTGTGCTACTGACCACCCAACGATAGCTGGAACTTTTCAAAATGAGTTAACGACAGCGGCAGACCTTAACGAGACTTCATTAGAACAATCGTTAATCGATATCGCGGCGATGACTGATGAGAGAGGTTTAAAAATTGCAGCAAGAGGAGTAAAAATGATTATTCCTTCTGAGCTTCAATTTACTGCTGAGAGATTGATGAAATCTCAAGGTAG